GCCATATTATCTATTTTTATCTTTTATCATATCATCTATAGCTTTATTATAAACTTTATCTGTATATGATTTGTTATTAAAAAATATACTTCTTTCTGATGTAGGTAAATCTTCCTCACCAAGAAGTATTCTATAAATTCTACTTATCATTTGAGAGCATTTGAAAGAAGTTTTAAACACAGAGTACATTATAGTTGTTCTATTTCTATGTCTCCAAGTTTCTATCCAACCTTCTTTTTTTAATCTCTCCCATCTTGCTTTATCCCACGAATATGTATAAGCTCCGTTGATAAAATCGTTTCGTGTAAATCTTCCTTTACAATCTAAATAAATTAATAATTCTAAATCTGCATCTTTTAACCCGTAAGTTTTACAAACCCACTTTCTAGTGAGTCTGTAATACTTAAGGATATTCATTTCACGCAGATCTTGCGCGGTTAATCGCATTTATTACGATGCGTCAACTACTGCAATTGAAGCACAAGCTGTAATGTCTGCATGTAAAAACTTAGAGTTTTCACTATCAGCCACAACAATCATAGGAGCGTTAATAGCATTAGCACTAGCAACAGCTCCAGCTATAGCTTCCATAACTTCTTTATGTTGACCAGAAGTAATAGTAAGTACAGCGTGAGCACTATCTACACCAGATAAATCTTGCTCTTGGTTAGAGTGAAAATAAACTCTCATTTGTGTAGCTGTAGCCATTTCCATGTGAGATAATTGGTCAGCTGGAAAACAAACCACTTCTTCATCTGCAGCTGTTCCATCAGCAGCGGCTGAAGCAAAATACAAAAATTTTTTCATTGTTTTAATTTTTTTTGTTAATAATTAGTTTAATTTTACGTTTTAAGTTTGTGGAGTTTAGTTTTTGGTTTTGGTCTAATCTATATATTACAGAGTAACTATAGAATTTATTCCGGTAATAAAACCAGATAAGAATTTAGCAGGAACGGTTTGATCGTTACCTTGTATAGAAGTTGCACCGTCTGTTGTTACCACTGTGTCGGCTACTACTACAAAACCATCATCACTAGGTCCTGAGTACATTGCCTCAACTAACTGTTGTATTACTTCTTGTATTCTACCTTGAACTACTTGAAGATCAACATATCCATTTCTTTTTTCACCTTTTAAGCTTTTAAAAGTTATAGATACAGATGTGTTTCCTGATATAGGAGATATACCAGTTATACTATCAACAGGTATCGTAACTGAGTTTAAAGCTGTTAAATCAGCTGCTTCGTCGGTTGCATTTCTAAAATAAAAATATTTTTTCATTGTTTTATTTTTTAAAGTTTATAATATAGTTGTGTTAGAAGAAGCAACAGACAAATTACCCTGTCCTTGAACTACGGCCTGTACGGCCCAACCGTTAGCTTCACCAGTCATGTTTCTAAATTGTATTGTAGTACCTCTACCACCATCACCGTTCGTTGCACCTGTTATTTTTACTATTCTGTCATCACTATTAGAACTAACAACTACAGCAGTCCTTGCGTCAGCAGGAGGAACAAATAATGTTGATCCAATTTGATAATTAGTGTCATCAGCTGTAAAAGTATAAACAACTTCATTACCAAGATCCGAAGTGAAAAGTACAGATATCCAATCTCCAGCTCTACTTTCGATAGAAGGTGGTATTCTTATAGCTCTAGCGCCTAAAGAATTAACATCCATAGCGTAGTGAGTATTTACCTCAAAAAACGCACCGTCAGCAACACCTACATTAGGTACTGTTCCAGAGTGTAAAGAAAAGTGATAATCTCCTGCGCCACCTTGCCAACTAGTCGTACTTACGTTTATAGCGTTTACACCAGTTATACTAGGATGTATATAGTGAGGTGTTAAAGTAGCATCACCAGGATCAGCAGTCGTAAGATCGTTTGCCACTACAATAAAAGGTACGCCAGTGTTTCTAGCGCTTATGTACTTTGCTATTTCGTTTGCTACTTCAAAAGCATCACCCACTATAGTTTCTAATACAACAGAATCTTTTGCAGAATTAGGAAACGAACTGTAAACAGGGTCAAAATATAAAGTAACCCTATTATTTGCTGTTGGTGAAATAGAAACTAAGTTTTTAGCAGGAAGACAAACAGCGTCAGTAGGATTGACTAAATTTGCTTCATCTGTTTCTTGAACAAAATAAAGCCATTTATTATTTTCCATTTTTTAAATTTTTTAATTAATATTGTTTATTGTTTGTTGGATACTTGGATTATTTGGTATTGGTTTAGGTTTAATCAACTAGAACAACATCTCTGTCTTGAATAACTCTATAAAGAATATCTTTCCATGATATGTCGTGTCCAGCATGTTTATCGTAATATATCGTGTCACCATCTTTTAATCCTTCAACTAAATTACCACACGATACTATTTTAGCTTTTAAATATCTGTTGTCTTGATCAGTTTCTTCTGTCATGATCAACCCAGCAACCTTTTTAGGTTCTGTTTTTATTTTTTCTATAACTATATATCTATTTATTGCTTTCATTGATTCTAATATTTGAAATTACACAATTAGCAGATACTATAGTTGTAACTACGCTTGCAGCATTTTTAAGCGCAGACTTAGTAACAAGTACTGGATCTATTATTCCTGATTTAATCATATCAACAGCTTCACCTGTTACAACGTCAATACCTTTGCCTTTAACTATATTAACATTTAATGTTAAGCCAGCGTTTTCTAGTATTGTTTTATAAGGAGCCGTTATAGCTTCAAATAATATTTCCTCACCTATATTTTTAGCTTTTAAATCTTGAGACGCGTTTAATAGAGCAACACCACCTCCTGGCACAATGCCTTCTTTTAAAGCTGCTTTTGTAGCATATATAGCGTCTTCAACTCTATCTTTCTTTTCTTTCATTTCTACTTTAGAGTTAGCGCCAACTTTTATAATACCAACACAGCCATTTAACATGGCTAGTCTTTGTTGATGTTTTTGCTGTATTAATGGATTTTTTTTCCATTTTTTTATAGCTTTTTCTATGCTCTTTATTCTTTCGTTCATTTGTTTGCTCGGAGTATCTGTTGTTAAAACAGTACTTTTATCATCGGTTATAGCAGTATATGCTTCACCTAAACAATCAACGTCTATTAAGTCAAGATCATCACCAAGTTGTTCGTTAATAACGGTGGCGCCACATAAAAACGCAAGATCTTCAACCGTGTCTTGCTTAGTAGGACCAAAGCCTGGTAAATCAATTATATTGACTTTTATATTACCTTTAACCTTATTCATAAGAAGAGCTGCTTTTACTTGTTGATCAACTGGAGCAACAATAAGTAAAGAGCGTTTATTCTTTATAACATGCTCTAATATTTTTTGTATTCTTCTTATATTAGGTATTTCTGAAGATACTATTAATACTAACGGACTATCAAGCTCACACACTTGCTTGTCTTTATCAGTAACGAAATGTGGTGATGTGAGTCCTGAGTCTATTTGTACGCCGTCAACTACTTCAACATATGTTTCTTCAGTTGCTGACTCTTCCATTAATACCACACCATCTTTACCTACTTTAGTATAAGCTTCTGCTATAATCTCACCTAGTTCCGCGTCATTATTGCAACTAATTGAACTAACAGATTTCAGCATATCGCCTTCGATCTTGACAGAAATCTTATCAAGGTAATTATTTATTTTTACAAGACCTGATTTAATACCTTCTTTTACAGATCTTGTATTATAATCATTTTTCTTGTTAATTTCTTTCAATAATGATTCAGCAAGCACAGTAGCTGTAGTAGTACCGTCACCTGCTTCTTTCACTGTATTTCTTGCAGCTTCTTTAATAAGGGTAGCACCCATATTTTCAACCGGGTCAAATAAGACAACAGATTCTGCTACTGTTACACCGTCTTTTGTAATTACCGGTTTGCCCATTGCGTCTTCATATATAACACACTTACCAGACGCGCCAAGGGTTGATTTTACTGCTTCTGCTAGTTTTTCAACGCCAGCAGCTATTTTGCTATTAGCTTTTTCACCAAAGTTTAAATCTTTGATAATCTCGCTAGGATGATTAACTTCCATATTTTATTAAATTAAATTTTATTAAATTGTACTTCTTAGAATGTTTTTACTACCTTTGGCCCTTTTGTAGCCTCTAGTTTTTTTGAGAAATGGTCAACGCTTCCATCAATTGCTGCTTCAGCGCCTTCTATGGTTTCTCTACGTGTAACATCGTGCCAGTTCTTATCATTATCTGGGTCGTTAACTTCTGTTTGATAATAACCGTTTGGCAATTGAGTTATACGCCAGTTGCTTTTATCAGCTAGATGTGTCCACTGGTTAATAGTTTTTTCATTCGGTTTAACATTGCTAGTATACGTACTAGTCTTGTAGTATAAATAAGTCATTTTGGTTTTATTTTGGTTAATAACTTGGTTGTAGGGTCTTTCCCTATATTTTTATTTTGGAGGCCAATTAGTTTTAGAAGTTGTATTTTCTCTTTCTTCAACTGGTATATATCCTTCTTCTAACATTTGGCTTCTTATATAATCACCTGCAATTAGGTATTTTTTATCCATTTGTTTTAGTTGTCTGTTAGAAACTTCTCTACCATTTATAATATATCCAGAAGAACCACCACCTCTTACTATATTTCTTTCGTTTCTTTCTTGAACTATTTTGTTTCTAGGCGTAACAACTCTACCGTTTTTTATAACAGTACTGTTTTGTTGTTCTTTTATATTACTAGGTGTTTTTTTATCTATTTCATTGCCATATACACCATCAAGAACATAGTTCATTATCATGCCATATTGCTCTGCAGGAACATCACTCTCTAATATTTCTTTACCATTATAAGACCAAACTTCACTTTCTTTTCCATTGTCTTTATTTACAATTAAAGAATATTCATACTGGCCTTTTCCGTTGTTAGCTGATGCAGTGCCTGTAAAGTTTTCAACGTTTGCCATAGCTACTGGAAGTATATCGTTACCAAATGTTTGTGTTTCAACATTTATTTCATCATATCTGTTTTTTAAATCTCGATGAGGATTTACATAGTCTTGACTTACATTTATATTATAAGCGTTAACACCATCACCCATCCTTGTAACAGTTAATCTATTATTTTCAATTTTTTCATGAGGATAAAGTTTTGTACCTTTATCTAGCTTCATCTCTAAATTTGGTATTGTAATAATTTCTGTTTCTACGTTAACAGGTATTTGACTAACGTTAACAGGTTCTATTTTTGCAACTGTTTCGTTTGTAGGTGTTCTATATCCATCTGGTGGTCCTTTTGGACCTTGTAATTCGCTAGTATCTAATATTTCTTTTGAAAGTACATCAGATAACCTTGCTTCTTCTTTTCTTACTCTCTCTGCTTCTTCTTCTAACTTTGCTCTTTCAGCATCTTCAGCTTCTTGTCTTTGTCTTCTTTCAAGCTCCTTTTTTTCAGTTATTCTTTTTTTGTTTTCGTTTATCTTATTTTTTATATTAGATATTATGTTAGTAACACCATCTTCAATTTTATCAAATATATTAGGTCCTTTTGTAGTTTCATCTGGCACAAAGTTCGATTGTGGATTTCCACCTGGAACTTCGTTTACATTAGTAGTATTACTTTCTATTTGGTTGTTCTGATTACCTATTTCGTTATCATTATCATCTTCTTTGTATTGACATGTACCATCGTCTTCTGTTGCTGCTGAACTAAAGTTTGTTGCGGTAGCATCCATACAGCCTAATACTGGTTTTTCTTTAGGTGCATCGTTTTCCTCTTCTTTCTCCTTTTTTCTTTTATCCCACTTGTATTCTTTGTGGTCAATGTTATAATCTATAGCTTCTGGCATATAAGCTCTGCCTAACTCTCTTCCTGCGGCTATTAAACCTGCGTCTGCACTTGTAGATGCTGGCGCAACTACCGGTTTTGTTTTTTTAGCTACTGAAGCCTTATATGCTGTTGTTCCCTGTATAACAGGTTTTTTCATTTTAAATGCCATATATTTATATTTTTAATCAGTTAAGTCGTTCTAAATCTTTTCTTTCATATTTCTGATCATACGATATCTTGTTCCGCTTAAATAAATTTTTAATAAAATCAGTAATTCCTTGACGTTTACTATAATTATAATCAATAACTACATAATCTCCATAACCTGGTATTTCTTCTTCTACCACTTTACCTTCTTTAATGCCTTCAGGAATATCACCATAAATATCTTTTCTTACATATAACTTTTTATTTCCATCATCAATATTGTCCATATCAAAATATTTTGGACCTTGATATTTTACTAATTCTGCTTGATTATCATCTCCCATGTTTATGTTTTTTATTTCTTCTATTGGTTCTACTTTGTACATAGGTTCTATAGGTTCTGTAGGTTTTTCACCTGGATTAAACTTTTTATTAGAACTTGGATCATCAAGATGAATATAAAACCTAGGATCTCCTTCTTTATAAAGATCCCGTTGGTTTTTCGCAAGATTTGAATACTGATTAGCAAGACCTCCTTTTTTATAAATATCTTTATATTGTTTTACATAGTCCACAACTTCTGGATTATCTGAAATTGGTAAAATTACATCAGGATTATCTTTTTCGTAGTAATAATTAGTACCACCATCATTTCCGCCCATAAGTAATTGATATTTATCACCCAGCTTCTCTATTCCCTTCATTTCTTGGTGTAACCGATCTATCTCTATTTGATTTTGATATCTTTTATTTTTTCTATTCCACTCTTGAAGTTCCTCTTTGTATTCTTCTTGTTCTTCGTTGTATTCTTGCTTTTGCTCTTCGTTATATGCTTTTATTTCAGATGACAATGATTGATGCAAAGGTGTTCCCTTTATTATAGGGCGATTCATTTTAAATGCCATTAGTATCCATATTTTTTACGTGTAGAACCAGATCTACTGTTATTAGCCCTGTTTTTAGAAGAAGGTATGCATTTACCTAAAGCATGGTCAAAATCATATCCTTTAGGACAACCTTTACGTTGAGCTGTTCTTTTTTTATATTTACCCCACTCTGTCATTGCAGACTTTTTGTCTCTTTCTGCTTTAGCCCGTCTAGCAACGGGTGATAGCTTTTGTTTTGTTTTAAATGGAGTTCCTTTCATATTCTTATTATCACATAGTAAACCTAGTATTTACAAAAAAAAACACGTTGCAAATATATAGGTATGGTATTGGGCCTCCTCCTGGCCGAGCCCGGCTCACTACTAAAACGCATTGTAAAAGGGCCACCGGCCTTTCGTTTTGGCTAATACCTCAGCGCGTTTTGCCTTTTACTTATTTTACAGTTATAATATACAAAATATATTTTTGTAGAAATATTTGGCAAATGCCAGCGGGGCCCGTGTATAGCACGGCTGTATAGCACGCGGTATAGCATAGCCGCTAGCGAGTGCACAAGCTAGATGCGAACCTCATCAGATACTATATATGAATAAAGAAATTAATAATAAAATAAATAAATTATGAAATACGAAATGGAAATCAAATTAAATCACGAATTCGAAATCATGTATCACTCATTCAATGACTTGACTAAAATCAATGAAGAATTAGAATACATAATGAATGTCGACCAACAATTACCAATGAATTTAATAACTCAAATAAGAGTTTACACAATATAAATAAGTATAATATAAGATAATAATAATAAATAAATAACTAATTAAAATTAAAAACTATGTCAAAATTAACTAACACACTAACAACAAAAAGATTTGTAATCAGAAAGTCATTAATCGGTAAAAATACTATAATAACTTTCACTAACAAGAAAAAAGAAGTAGTATCTTATAATCATGACGATGTGTATAATACTCACAAAGAAAGATTTGACAACATGAACTGCTTCGACAAGTACAAATCATACACTAACTCAAATGCAATGCCAGCATTCTGCCGCGACTTACAAATCAAGTAAGTCAAAGCAGCGCACTCAAACAGAGTGTGTATAGCACTCGTGTATAGCAGCGGCCACTCGTGCACAATCTTAATGCGTTTACTCGCGGATAATATATATGAATGCAAAAAATAATAATGTATAAAGTATATAATTACCTTGCACAATAAGGAGTTAGGAGTAGTACCTGCACACTAAAAATATTGAGTAAACAAACAATATACCTTTGTGAAAAGTGTGACATAAGGTAACTAACTAAAGTATAGTAACAGGCAAATGTCACTGTTTGCACAATACAAATACGATGCGAGTAAGATATTATAAATGTAAAATATAAAATTATGAAAGACAAAACTAAAAGAAATTACAGTATAACTAACGGAGGTAAACCAGGTGAGTGGTATCATGCAAAAGTAACTGACAGCTATGGTAATGAGTATGATAATTATTTTGAAGAAGCTTATCAAGCGAATGAATGGATATACTTTGTATGGGAAAAAGAAGACTGGTTTAACAGTGCAAACTCACAAGAATTACTAGCAAATGCTATTGCTCAATGTGTAGAGATAGATGAAGCAAATGGCATAGAACCAGCACTAGATTAATGAAAGTTACACAATATAAATACAAACACTAATAGATAATATAAATAAAAAATTATGTCAAATACAATTAAATTCTTAAAACCAAACATGACCACTGGTCTACAAAAAATCAAACTAAATGGTATAACTTATAAACCACACACTATTTGTAACTTGCCTGATAAATTTGGCACAGAAATTACAGAGTGGTTTAACTACAAAGGTCTAACTTATATAATAGCAGACTAATGAAGTGTATAAAGTGTAATAATATAATACCTCAAGGCAGAGTTGACTTAGGTTACAAAGTGTGCGTGAACTGCTCTACAACCGAAGCATACGGTTGCGCACCACTAATCAACCATAAAACCGGTAATTCCATACAGATTATGTCTAGCAGTGACGCTGCTCGTATATCTAAGTTGACTCAGCGCAGAGGTTATGGTACAATGTTAGGTTAGTATAAGTGTACTAGTAAGAGTCTTCTAGACACGCTCTGAAAGGCACTTATACACCAAACAAAAAAGGTAGAAAGGCGGCCGAATAATCGAGCGGGTTCAAGTCCCGCACTACCACAAAATAAATACGATTAAAGTAAGATAATATAAACAAATAAAATACAATAATTATGGAAAATTTATGGACAAAACTAAAACCAGAGCACAAAGAAACTATCAAAGGTTTTCAAAAAGAATATGATTTAGCACCTCAAAGCTTAGAAAAAGTTTTAAAAGAAAAATGTTTAATGTGCGACTTAACAGTACAACAACTAAGAGATTTATTTACTTGGACTGAACAAGACTTAACAGAAATACACTGGCAAGATATATTCGGTAGTGATAAATTTTTCTCAAAAAGCCCAAACTTATGAATATACAAGATAAATTAGACTTCTTACAAATACAAGAAGTTACTACAGACAAGCAAAAAGCAAATGGCACTCGTGAGTTCAAACTACCAGTACGAGACCAGTATGGTGCTGCTATACACGTCGCGAGTTTCGCTAGCGGTTACATTAGACGTACTAAAGCGGGTGGTTATTGCCCGAGTTGGCAACTAAACAAAACAAAGCAAGAAAAACGCTATGTAGAAATGACTGATTATGATACAGGTAGACCAGTAATTAGAACATTTAAAGATACTGTTAGAATATTAATAGAAGACGAACAAGAAAGATTAAAGTATTTAATAGCCTTTTGTCTCAAAAACTACTACATAAAGCAGTCTAATATGTTATCAAATGGTGATTTTATACCTAAATGGAAACATGAACATGCGTTAGAAAGGCATGATGTAGACAGAGATTTAGAAGTAAAAGTAATTGTTAACGGACATAGATATAATGTAATATGAGATTATTTAGAAAAAGACTAGGACAAGACGAAAAATTATTAAAAAACATAGAATTATATGAGCAAAAAAAAGAAACTGAACAGCAAGAATCCAAAGTATTGGGACAAAAGCTTGTTAAACGAAAAACCAATAAAGAAAAAAGTACTATATAAAGAAGTTAAAGGCTGTAAAGTATATGGTATATGGTATGAATAATATACGAGGTGAGGGTGGTAATGTACGTGAATATGAGTGTGATATTATAACTCGATAATAAAACGTACGAGCACGTACAAACGGCAGGATAAAGCAAAAACCGAAACTCGGCTCACCGAAACTCGGTAGAACCACACCTGCCCGACCTCGAAATATACGAGGAGTGGAGTTGGAAGTTAGCGCGTAAATCTGCTATGACAGTAGCTCACTAACTCAAACACTCCACCTCGTTTTACACAAAACAAATACGAATAACTATAGATAATAATATAAACAATAAAATTAAACAAAATGGAAAACAACAAAGAAATGTTAGAAGCTACAGTAAAAGGCTTACAAGAAAAAATAGTATCATTACAACATGACTTAAAAGCTAAAGAAAAAGATTTAGAAGAGGTTAACAAACCAGAAATAACAAAAGAACAACTAGATGTAATTAACGACGCAATAACTGCAGCATTAGAAGATTTTCAGTTTGACTGTGGTATGTTTAATTATGAGTTTAATTTAGACTATGATAACAAGATAGAACTCAGCGACTTAACCTTCACTGATGTATATGACTTAGAAGAAGCTGTAATGATTA